CGGTACTGCTGTTGTAGTCTCTACAGTTACAGCATTCACTACTATAGTAAATGCACTAGAACTATCTGATAGACCACCCGGATCAGTCGCGGTGAGTACATGCCCCGCCGAGCTGGTCGCGCCTTCTACGCCGTCATAGACTAATGAATTTCCACTCAGTGAAATTCCTTGAGGAAGTGTACCTGACATGGCTAGGGTCAGGGTATCCCCGTTAGGGTCTACAGCATGTTGAAGAAGGTCATATGAGGCGGCGGTTCCCTCAGTAAAGACAGGAGCTGGTGTCGTTTGTATTACTGGCCCATCCTCACCAACGATGGGATTACCTTCAGCGGTATACTCGTAGATATTAGCAAGAGTCATTCCTGCTGTTGATATACCTGAACCCATTCTGGTTCTCCAGCAAGTCTTAAGTTTAGTCCATAAGGGACAAAGTAAGTACACCGTCTGCTGCGACCCTTATAGCTGCTAAATGTGTAACGCCTGATGGAATTGTCATATACTCTACGCCAGATGTAAACATGTGGTCGTTAGAGTCAGCATCAATACTTGATGACCCCCACACAATATAGCAGTCTGTTGTACTGCCTATACGAATAACATCGCCAGAAGCTGCCCCCGTGGGCAAGGCTGCGCGAGCCGATGAGCTGGCTACAGCGATCTTTGTAGGATCGCCCTTGAACGATAATACCTGAACAGGTGTCCCGCCTTGGGATAGTGGTAGATTAATGTTTGTCATACTGTCTTTAGTCCTATTATGTTTGCGTCTTCGGTTAAGTACGTATCTTCTTCAATCTTTTCTTTGAGAGCTGCTGCTTTCTCAGCCTTAGACGGACGGCCCCGCTTGACGGGACTCTTCTCGCCGTACCTTTCTGAAAGCCACTTGGTCGCTTGGATACCTGTGGGGGTTCCTGCGTGTTTGTCAGCGGCGTTCTTCATCTCCCAGTATCTTTCCGAGTCCATACGTATCTTAAGCTCTTCTCGCCACTCTGATACCATTTCCTCGAACCATTTGCTAGAGCACAGGGCTTTCCAGTGATCCCAAGAGCCGAGTAGCCTTATGGCTACCTCGTACTCAGTCGGATCAGCTATATCCATGTACTTCTGGTACATTGATAGGCAACCTTCGTGGTCGTACCGCTTCGTCGTAAAGACGGGCGGGAATTTAGGGTTGCGCATCTCCCAGAATAAGGACTGGGTGCGGAACCGACCCTGATCGTCCTTGAGTGCGGCGAAACCACCAAGGTTCCCGTCCATCTCGATTGATGCATCCGGTTTTACCCCTACGGGGTAAGTCGGAGGATTCTTTTTATCTGCTTTACGTACTAAGCCCATACATACTCCAATTGAGATACTAAAAAGAGTTTATCTGACTCTTCAGATAGACCCCCATGTATTTTTACTAGTAACGTTATTCGGAGCCGACCCTCTAGGGAGGCTACGACTCCTAACGTAGGTTTATAACTATAAACCTTCTAAGGTATTAGACAATATTTTTTATGAAAAGTTCTGGTTAATTTCTTTTTTCAAGCGTCTGAACATTTCTCCGAGATAATTTTAGTGTGGCTTTGGTCTGGTCTGGTCGCCCCGTATGCCCCCTCCCCTACCCCCGAAAAGTTATCCACAGGAAACTAACAACTTATTCACAGCTTATCCCCAGAGTTATCCACAAAAGCGACTTATCCACAGGCTTTAATGATAATTGTTCTCATCCTCTGTTAATAACTTGTGGACAGTCATGTATAAGTGTGTAAGCTATTGATTCATATAATGTTTTATATAGTACCAATTTAGTCCTAATAACAGGGATACACATAGTAATATTAGGGGCGATATGCGTACCATTTAACACCCTCATTTGTACTGGGTAACGTGACGATATCCGCCAGTGCTAGCGTCTAGATGAAGCACCAGTATTCAAGCTCATTCTAAGAGCTTCTAAGAGACGATTTAGGGGCGAGTAATACCGCGATAAAGGGTGCCACGATTGCGCCATTCTGGAGGCTCTAAATAGCTGCTAAGTATTACGTTTTTACTGGACAAAAAAAGGGGCGCAATCGCGCCCCTAGGATGGTGCTTGGAGTAGTGCCTAGTCAGTCAGTGATACACCGTCGATATGTAGCGGCAATGGGTATCCTTTTGCCTCGACTCTGGCGCGTCCTAGATACTCCCTTGCAAACTTCATGAAAGACATAGGTCTAGGTCTTGGCTTGGTAGCCAATACATACTCACCAGTAGTCTTATCGCGTCGGTAGCATTGTACCTGTAGATAGACCGCGTATTTACCTATCAGCAGTGGTGTAGATTCCGAGTTTTTAACGTCTCGTTTTTTCATAGTACTAAGCCTCCTTGAGCTTCAATTAATTTCCTAGCTTTAGCGTTGGCGCGTCGTAGTGCCTTCTCTTGTCTCTTAGTCATGTAATGGGTACGGGCGCGTCGTGCTTTGATGGCACCCCATCCATCTATCAAGTCCCATCCCACATATCTGAAGGGGCCATCCAACATGCCAAGCATATCGTCATCATACTGCCTACCAGATAGGGTGATAGTAGCGTCCGTCTCTGGATCACAATAAACCGTTTTACCCGCTCCTTTATCGACTGCGTAATAGCGGCAGATTTCACCGAACATTGTCCCGTCAATACCAAGCCAATTATTCTGGTTAATAGCCTCAACAATCTCAGCATCTGTTGCACTCATTCTTGCGCATCCAGTGCAGCATTAAGTGCTGCTATTTCAAATGGTAGGTCAGCGTCATAATCAACACCTATTCCTTCTTCTCTGTTCTCTACGATTTCTAGTGCTGTTTCTAGCGTCATTGTGTCGTTCACATTGTCATCATACTGATTTGGAAAGTATTGCATGTTTTGTTCCTCTGTTTTGTTAAATGGAAACGCACGTGTAGCATATTTTTAAGCATAGTGCAAATTTATTTATTTTATACTTAAAGTATTTAATATTATTTTATACTTAAAGTATCTATTTGTTTTATACTTAAACTATCTATATATTTTATGCTTAAAGTATCCAGATATTTTATACTTAAAATAAATTAGTGCTTGACAAACAGAAAGAACGCTGTTACGCGCAGAACCGCGTGTGTCACACGTGATCGACGACGAAGTCGTCACGCGAGGCAGTGAACGAGAAAATTTTCCAAGACAACGTGACCAAGGGAGGCCACTATGACAAAGCGAGTAACAACGCAGGAGCTAGCGGATCAGCTAGCGGGACTTCAGGCGAGCATTGAGGTGCTGGCACAGGCAATGGCGGTGGTACAAGCAGGTGTACCTGCTCCGGCTCCAGCGCAACGTAAGGTTGTTGTACAGAAGACGGACATGAGTGCAGTTGCTGGTAAGGTTCCAGAACATCAGATATTACGTCGGCGTCAAGGTGCAGCAGATAGCGCAGCAAAGTGGGGCGAAAAAGTGCAGATGTATGTGTACAGTAAGGGGCGGGGCAAGTACGGTGTTGCCTATGGCAGGCTGGCAGAGATGGGCAAGATCAGTAGCCAACCCAGTTTCGTGACTACTGTTGACAAGTTCAAGGACGGTACGTCAGGTATCATCAACCCGTGACATTGAGGGGAGCTTCGGCTCCCCTTTTTTTTATGTACGATTAGGTCGTGAAGTTCTATTGAGAATAACAATTATATTGTAGAGAACACGTTAAAGATAGCGTCATGGCTTGGCACGGGAAGTCCAAGCTACTTTATTAATTCAAGAAACCGATCTGCACTACCATTGAGGTATATAAATAGCAGATACGATATGAGTTTCTTGTTCCGACTTGGTGTGGCTCGGAGAAACAGAAGTCCACACCACCTAATTCTTAATACAATTGGAGAGTACAGTGCAAGAAATACTGCATACCATTACAATAGTTACTTTTTTATGTGCAGGACTGGGAATAGCTGTCATATGTATTTCAGCTATAGTTTACCCAGCTTACATAGTAGTGTATAATATTATAGAACTGTGTCGATCATTGAAAGAAGGACAGAAGTAATGAAACAGAACGTAGAAATAAGGGATAAGATAGTAATACTAAAAGGTGATATGTTTAAGATTGATAAACGCGCACGGGTACGTGTTACACTAGCGTCACAGTTCTTAGCTTATGTCCCTAAGTTTGGCGATGTGTTTCTATTTTATAAGGATGAGAACGTAACATGGGAGAGAGATAGTGGATGATGATGTATTAATTGAGGATGAGATACAAGGTATACTAGGTATTATCCAAGAGGCATGGGAGGAAGTGAATAGATTAGCAGCAGCCCATCGACAAGGTTACCGTACACTAGGACAGTTGGATGGGACGGAGGAACAACCATCTAATGTAGTACCATTTAGTAGGAGCATTCACTAATGAAAGGAATCTTTAATACAAGTACACGTAAGTTTAAAACATATGAAGGATGGACAGACCTTGAGATTACAAAGAGAAGTACTGTAATCAAGGGACTTGAAGATGTTATGCTCTTTACTAAGGGGGAAGCTGAGATGAACAAGCTCATGTATCCATTAGAATGGAGACACATTAATCCTAGATTAAAATGGAGGATGTTTAAATGATTAGATCGTTAGGTATAGGACAGCGTATACTGTTAGCTGTGGTGTTTATCATCATTGCATTTACAGTATCAGGGTGTGCAGGTACGCAGCCGTATGCTAAGATAGGTATATATAAGGACATCAATAGTGATTGGTCAGCCTGTACATCAGAGAACTCTAGCTTTGAGTTGGGATTAGAACATAGGATATCAGAACAGATAGTATTAGCTAGTCATTATGAACATCTATCACATATAACATGTGGTTTCCCATTTAATAATAAACAGCTAGATGATAGTATCAATCAGTACGGTGTAACAATGAAAGTAGGTGGAGTATGAGTGATGCTACTATAGTACATAAGGTACAAGCTGGTGATACTGAGGCTTTCAATACTTTAGTATTAAAGTATCAAGAACGTATACACAAACTGATATACAAGTACGTTAAGGATACTAATCAAGTAGATGATCTTGTTCAAGATACATTCATGAAAGCATATATAGCATTGGATTCTTTCAAGGGAGATAGTGCTTTCTATACATGGTTGTATAGGATAGCAATTAATACAGCACAGAATTACTTGACATCAAGCAGTAATAGTAATAAGAAACTAGAAGTACATATAGATGATCCCGATTTGTTTACTGATCTTAGCATTAAGACACATGACAATGATACACCTGAAGCATTATTAGTAACAAGGGAGACACAGGATAGTATAGACAAAGCACTAGCTAACCTACCTACTGAGTTGAGGGAGGTGTTCTTACTACGAGAAGAACATAACCTAAGCTACCATGAGATTAGTGACAAACTAGGATGGGCGTTAGGTACAGTACGTTCCAGATTACACAGAGCTAGACAAATAATATTAAATCAAATAGAAAGGACTACTTAATGCTACACATGTGCGCAACGGCGAAGCCGTCACGCGTAAAGGGGGAAGACAGAGGAGAAACCTATGGTAAGATTAAAGCGACAAGCTGGTACTAAATTGTCAGGAAGTAAAGCATTTAAAGTGTTAGCTACAATGCCCTTGTTTACACAGTTTTACAAGGTGAAAGTAGAGAGATTATCTTCTACTCACTCTAGAGATGATGAAGTAGAAAGCTTACCTCATCCTTGTGAGGATGAGGAAGTAGATAAAGAATTAACTAAAGTTATAGAAGATATAGCTCACGTTAGTGAGGATATCAAGGATGACAATATATTTATATTGAGGGTAAACTTATGGGATTAGAAGTAGAGTATGAACCCACCATAGATTTTGGTAAAGCTACCGAAATCACAATGGACAAGGGAGTACGTATGATTGTGGAGAAAATGTTAGACATGGATAATAGCATTGCTACACTAGAGGTAACAGTAAATGAAGACTTACCTAATGAAGCAACTGTTATGATGGACTTGTCTATCGTATCTATCAATGGCACATTACTAGAGGAGATGAATGATGCCGAGTCTTAAAGGTATGTATGATCCTGATGTTATTAAGAAGATGGTTGAAGACAGAGATGAGGATAACATTAAGGAAGAAACTAATGATGTTGCTAATAGACTAGCAACTATAACGGTACGTGAATACAATGCTGATGCAGGTACAGTACCATTTCATAAGGCTTTCTGGAAGCCTAAGTTGATAGACTTAGACCTTCCTATCAGAGTATTCAAGGATACAGATTGGGATGAACAAGCACGACCCATGATACCTGATCCTAATCCTAATTGGGAGTGGAATAGGGAAGCAACTGAGAAGTTAGCTGCTGCTTTGTATACTAATGACACTACCTTATTGTTTGGTAACAAGGGGTCAGGTAAGTCTGACCTAGTTAAAGAGTGGTGTGCTAAATTCAGGATACCATTCTGGCGTATGAATTGTCACGCTGAAACTAGAGAGACACACTTTGTTGGTGCTGTAGGTATTACATATGATGAACAAGACCGTATCAATATACAGCAAGAACCAACACACCTAACAGATAGCTTGAAGTATGGTGGTATATTCTGTGAGGATGAGTGCTTTAGACATAGCTCTGCTCTAGTATTACAATCACTACGAGAGAAGTCATCACGGTTCTTAGTATTACCTGATGCACCTAATCGTAGTGCTGATGAGCGCAAGCTAGTAGCACCATTCAATCAGTGGTGGTATGTAATGACTGATAATACTACTGGGTTAGGTGATGAGACAGGTACATTTGATGCTGAAGTACAGGACATGAGTACACTTGATCGTATTGATAGTGTCATTGAAGTGGATTACTTAGGTAAACCACAAGAGCGCAAGATACTATCAAGCTATGCTCCACACCTCAATGAACAACAAGTCAGTTGTATGTTAGACTTTGCTAAGGGTATACGAAGATCGTTCAAGAGACACGAGTTACTTGATACTATATCAGTACGTACCTTACTCAACTGGGCAGACAAGGTTAATATCTTTGGTGGTATAGCAACAGCACTCAAGGTTAGCTGGTATGACAAGCTAACAGATGCTGACAAATCTATAGCTAAAGAATTATACTTCCAAGTATTTGCAGAGGAGTTAAAGTAGTGGGATACTATAGTGCAGAGACATATGAAGACTTAGGTTTTACAGATGACATGGCATCTGTTCTAGATGTAGATAGGATCACAGAGATATGTAGACGTAGAGCAGATAAGCATGAGGTCACAGTAACATGGAGTGCTAGTGCTTCAACAGCTTGCACTAATGCAGCAGGAGAAATTATACTACCTATAATCAGCCAGCCAATATCCAAGGATGACTTAGCTAAGACACACATGTATGTAGTACATGAATGTGGACATCTACTTAGACCGGAAGCCTTTGAGATATGTAAGAAAGAGCACCCATCAGCAGAGTTACATTCTATATATAATATAGTAGAGGATGATGGCATGGAAAGAGACATGGCTAACAGACATCTGGGTGATGCTAAAGTATTAGGTCAAGGTAATGCCCTTATATGTGTTAGTGGCGCAGAGTTCTGGCAAAATAAGGTAGAGCAATGGCGTACTGCTGGTAAACAATTTACAGAAGATGCTCTCAAACCTATGATTACCATAGCATTGAATCAACTATCACGTAGGAGTTGGGATGGTTGGTCAAGAGATGCTGTGGATAAGTGGCTAAGAGTTATGCCTGAAGAAGGACAACCATTACTAACAGCACTGGTCAAAGAGGGATGGGTTGAGAAGTTCCGAGCTACTAAAACTCCATATGATACATGGGATGTAGCTTGTGCCTTGTTTGATAGGTTCTATCCTGATGGTGTACCTGAAGACAGACCAACACCAGATATCAAAGCTGAATCTGATATGATAATAGAGGAGGACGTTGGTTCATCAGCTAGTAAAGAGGAAGGTGACAGTGAAACAGAAGACCAGACACAACAGGGATATGTTGTTAATTGGCAAGATGCTGTAGTTAGTGACCATCCAGAGAGTAATGCTGGTGGTGCTATGGGTATAACATGGGAAGGTAAAGAACATAAGCAACAGGTTAAGATTAGACCTGACCATCTCAATACTGTCTATGATTTAACAGTAGATAATATGAAAGAGATTATAGATGAAGCAGCACCATGGACTGGTAAAGGTAAAGGAGTCAAGTGGTTCATGATGAAGGACAATGCAGGGCGAGCATTAGCTAACAGAATCAGGAGGTATGTGCAATCCCAGACACGTAGTAAGTTTAAGTCAGACCAGAAACATGGACGGTTAGATAAGAGGTCACTAGTACGGGTTGCACTACCACCTATTGACAAGGGTGAATGGAATAAGAAAATCTTTTACACTAGAAATAATAAGCGAGCATTGAATACAGCTATACATATACTAGTGGATTGGTCTGGTTCTATGCAAGGAGACAAGCAGATATATGCTGCTATGGCTACACAAAGAGCAGCGGAAGTATTCAGTAGGAGCTTAAGGATTCCTACTATGATCTCCTCCTTTACCAATGGTGCTACTGAGTCAGACATAGCCATTATCAAGCACTTCGATAAGCCAGCTACTGAGAAACAAATAGCTGCTCGCTTTGGTCAATGGTATAGGCTTATGTCTGCTAATGCAGATGCTGATGCTGTGATGTGGGCATACAATAGACTGCATAAAAGGAAGGAACCACGTAAGTTATTAATTGTACTGTCTGATGGTGCGCCAGCTAATTGCTATGGTCGTGGTTCATCACATGATTCCTTAATGGCTGCTGTAAATAGAATAGAACAAGAAGGTAAGGTTGAAGTCTTTGGTCTGGGTATTAAATCAGATGCAGTATCAGAGTATTACAGGAACCACCAAGTTATTAGAGAACCTGAAGATATTAATGAGGCATTACTTAATGTGCTTAAGGAGGGAATGAAGTATGCTTGAGATAGACATTGCAAAGAGTAAGATCGGTGGAGTACGAGCGTCAATAGTGTACGGAATATTGGTATCTAATATGTTATTAGAAACCCTTATTCTCCAGCAGTCTATAGGGTTGGGTACAATCAACGGAGCAGTAGCTCTGGGCTTGTTTGCTTTACTGCATCACCAGATCAATGCGTGTGTTGACTACCTAAATCAAGTAGTGAGCTTACAAGTTACTGAAAACATTCATGATTTAGTTAGAACTTATTATGAAACGAATGGTCTAAATAAAGAGGAGCAAGATAAAGAAGATGACAAACACACAGGACAAGATGATTCGTAAGTTTATAGATGAGTACTCAGATGAATTAAGTGAGAACGAAACGATTCGTATAAACCATGATGGTTGTCCTGCTGGTACAGATACAAGACGTAGATTATATATAACCAAGAAACCACAAGTACTGTTAGGTTATTGTCATAATTGCCAGCAATCAGCAGCTAGGTATATAGCAGCTAAGGATAGATTTAAACCATATCATGGACGAGTATCTAAAGAGAAAACAGAAACAGATAAGGTGTTTGCATACCCATGCACTGAACTCATAGATAGCCATTCTCCTGCCGAAGTAACTATATGGAGACAGAAGAATGGTTTGTCAATGCGGGAGTGTGAGGACTATTGTATTAAATATGTAGCAGATGAACACGCTATCTATACACCTATTAAGACTATGGAACGTAGCCCAAGACCAAATGGATATCAACTTAAACCACTAACAAATGAGGGAGCAAAATATGTAACTCATTTAAAGGATGAGACTATACCAATAGGTGGTTTGCTTCGACACAAGGACGCAAAGGCAACAGTAATTGTTGAGGATTATGTTAGTGCTGTATGTATTCATCGTTGTAAATACACCGACGCATTTCTCGCTATGAATGTAGTATGTAATTATGGTGTACAAATTAAGCCGGAAATATTGAGCCAGCTACCTGATGATAAGCCAGTATATATTTGGTTAGATAATGATAGCCCTCATGTAAAGAAGAAAGCTAGAGACATGCAAGCAGTATGCCAGTTACTTGGCTTTGATACTTACTTGGTAACACGAACTGAAGAACCAAAACACATTAGTACTGTGGAGATACAAAGGACATTAAGTATAGAGGAGGCTACATGATGGATGCACTTGACTTACAACTACTTGCCTTCCTTAGTACCAAAGAAAACTATACTATGTACAGCGAGTACATCAACAAAGGATTATGTACCAAATATTCTTGGAACCTAATCAAAGCGTTCGGTGAATACTTTGATAAACATCCTAATAGTAATGAAATAGATACGGACTTTACCCTATGGTTTAGGGTAGATAAATATCCTAACATGAAACCGGATGAGCATGAGTTCTATGGTAAGATAGTTACTAATGTAGAACAAAAGCGTAGTGATGGTGTGTCTGATGAGTTTGTTAGTACACTGATGGAAAGTAAAACCAAGCAAGAACTGTCTGTATTAGTACAGGATATACAAGAAGGTAAGAAGGAACTTGATGAGTTTATGTCTCAAGCGACACAGATTATAAGCAATGCAGAGACAACGACTGGAAGCACTGACACGCTGGTTAACATGTCGCTTGAAGACTTATCAGAACACACAAGGGATGATGAAGGATACTACTGGAGGTGTGAGGACTTGAACCAAGCTATCGGCCCCATAAGACAGGGGGATTTAATAGTTATTGGTAAACGACCAGAGGTAGGAGGCACATCCTTTGTCTGCTCTGAGTTAGCACATATGTTTGAACAACTAGATGGTAAGGATGCTATCATCTTTAATAATGAGGAGGCTCCCGATAAAGTATACACTCGGTTAGTATCTGCTGCACTAGGTGTAGATTATAGGACACTAATGACAAATGCAGCGCAGTATGATAGAGAGTTTAAAGTATGGTTAGATGGTAGACGATTTGACATTGAGCATGATACACAGATGTCCGTTGCTAGTATTCGTAACAGATTACAGAAGGGTAACTACGGATTGATAGGAGTCAATGTCCTACTCAAGGTGAAAGGGACAGGTAAACTGGAAGACCATGATAAGCTACAATTTTTAGGAGAAGAAATGCGAAGGATCGCACAAGACTATGGCCCTGTATATGTGGTAACACAAGCTGATCCTTCAGCAGAGGGAGTGAAATACATACATCAAGACAGGCTATATAAATCTAAGACCGCCATTCAAGGTGAAGCTGATGTCTTACTTATGATAGGTAAGGATCATGATGAGCCTGATGATGTGCGTTTCTTTAACGTGGCTAAGAATAAGATACCACCAGCCAAGTGCTGTGACCTGACATGCAAACACCTGATGTCAGAGGTACACTTTGACTTGCCAACTGGGAGATTTTCTTCCAAATTATTTTCGGGGAATTCAAGATGGAAAAACTGACAATCTATCTAGACCTAGAGACTACAGCTAGAGGCCCAGACAATAGTCCCGAAGCACACTACAAGGAGAATGAAGTAGTACTATGTGGGTATTTACTAGGTAATGACGTAGCAGTATCGAACAGTCTCGACCCTCTTGTACGTGAATTGGTTGAGCTAATGTCGTTTGCATCTGATATAACTTTAGTAGCACATAATTTAAAGTTTGATTTAAAGTATCTGGTTCGTGAGTACCCTGATTTTCCTTGGCATAAGCTGAAGTTCTATGACACTATGACAGCAGAGTACCTAATATCTGGGCATAGTACTAAGTTTATTAACTTAGAAGATGCAGCTAAGACCTATGGTCTAGAGTTCGAGAAGTCTATTGACCTTGGTGCATACATAGCACAAGGGGTAGACATCTCTGATATAGATGTGCAAGAATTGAGACAGTATCTAGAAGCAGATGTTAAGGTACTAAAGGAAATACATTTCCACCAAGATACTGATCGTGATATGGATTACATCCTACCACTGGCTAAGATGGAGGTGAATGGTCTACCTTTAGATGTAGATAAGTGTAAGACATTAGCTAAGGATTTAATTACGTCTATTGATTCGCACACAGAATTAGTATCACATATGGTACTAGCAGCCGTTGAGTGGGACGACCACAAGCCTGTTGATCCAGAAGATTTCAAGCCACTGGCTCCACGTACCATGTCCTATATACTGACAGGTGTACCAGAGCATGGCATTGGTGGATCAGCTAAGGCAAAGAGGAAGCTACTACTAAACCAACAGCCTCTGTTAGATGAGGACTCTATAAAAAGAATATGGAAAGACATTAAACCTAATCCACACTTAGGGTATCCCATTAACCACAGCGTATTAGATAAGCTGTTAACCTTTCCACTCATATCTAACTATAAGTTAGCAAAGGATAAACGAAAGCTACTAGAAACATATTGTAATCCGTTCCTAACTCAGGCAATGGATACAGGTGGTACTGTGCATCCAAAGATTAATACTACTGCTACCGCTACGGGTAGGCTGTCAAGCTCTAATCCTAATGGGCAGAACATACCACCACTAGCAAGGGAACTGTTTAAATCTACAGAGGGTGAGCTGTATGAGATAGACTTTGCACAGCTAGAGATAGTAGGTGCAGCTACCCTGTCAGGATGCCTTGATTTACGGAGAGATTTACTGCAAGGTAAAGACATACACTTTGAAACAGGACGGATAGTATTTGGCTGGCAAACACCTGCTGATATGACCAAGAAGGATCGCAAGTTAGTTAAGAATGTAAACTTTGGAGTGCTGTATGGTGGTGGAGCTAAAGGTTTATCGGAACAGACCGGACAGAATATCAATCTGATTAAGCAATTGATTGATGCTTTCTATGTTAAGTACCCTACAATTAGACAGTGGCAGGATGAGGTGCTTGATGCAGTAAAGGCTAACTCTCATCCACATGGGTGGATTGATAATGAATCATATAATAGAGCCTGTTGGTGGATACCACATGAACATGGTCGCAGGAAGTTTACATTTACAGAGAGTAAATCACCGCACTGGCTCAAGGTTAAAGAGGGCAGGAGCTTTAGCTTCAAGCCAACAGAAACTAAGAACTACCCCATACAAGGATTTGCAGGTGGGGATATTGTTATGACTGCACTATCTATATTGGATAGCATATTATCAGGGACGAGTGCAAAACTACGCATGACTGTACATGATAGTATAGTTGTGGACTGGGAAAAAGATAAGGAGGAGGAACTACGAGCGTTAATGAATCATGTAGTAAAGTATGTAAGGGAAGCCTTTGATATTAAGGTTCCTCTTATGTTTGATATTGAACACGAAGTATATTGGTTATAGGAGAGACAAATGAAAGTAGAAGGTATTATAAGTGAGATTCGTACACGTACTGTTAGCAATGGTGGTACTGTATACACGGCTGTGATAGATGGGACTGATGTTAACTTAGGTTTTAGCTGTACTTATTCAGAAGGTGAATTTGTGAGCGTTGATGTAGAGTCTACTAAATGGGGACTACAAGTTCCAAGTAAGAGGAGAAGCAGTGGTGCTGCACCAGCACAGCAAGCTAGTCCTGCTCCTGCTCATACTGCAAAGAAGATGTTTCCAGTAGACCCTAACACTAAGGATCATAGTATCATTAGGCAGAACGCATTGACTAATGCTAATACAGCAGTAGGTAGTGCTATAGCAGCAGGGGTATTTAAACCTAAGACACAGGATGATGTCTATAATGAGATCATCAAGGTGGCTTACAACTTAGTAGGGTTTGGTATGGGAACACTGGATGCAAAAGTATTAGATACAAAAAATGATTAGGATACTTTTAGTATATGCATTAGTGCTCCTTGCTGTAGGATCATGTCATGCTACTTCGCTAGATGAACGAGCTATTATGTGTAAGCCTGTTGACAGTGAGGAATGTGTCAGCTTAAGGAAACAGGCTGACAGGCTTGCAGCGATAAAAGACAGGCGCATTACAGGCACCTGTCCTCCATCTTATGTACGTTATCGAGATCATAGAGGGGAGCGTTGTGTTTCTGAACGTGAGGTAAATCGCATGTTAGGAGAATGGTAATGAAAGAGATAACAAAGGATATATATAATATCCTTGATACAAGTATATCTCATGAGCCTAATAGCGAACAAGCCGCTGCCTATGCCATGCGCATAGGTGGCGAGCTTGCTAAAGCTACTACATTCAGGCATAGAGATAGAGAGCATGGTAAGTTATGGGCTTCAGACTTAGGAGAATCTTGCCCACGTAAGACGTATTACAAATGGAATGTTAGTGATATAGCCGAGCCATTGCAAGGACACACTCGTTTTAAATTCTTGTACGGTAACATACTAGAGGAGGCTGTCTTGTATCTAGCTGAAGAAGCAGGGTATACAGTAGAGCAACAACAGGCTCCGGTTAAGTTTGACTTCACAGTTGATGATGGCCCTTGGCAAATATCAGGTAGGATTGATGCTGTTATAAACAACGTACTAGTGGATGTTAAATCTACATCCAGCTTTGGATTCAAGAAGTATTCCAGAGAAGGATTGAATGCTAACAATGATTCCTTTGGGTATCGCTGGCAGTTAGGATACTATAGGCACTTCATTAAGTTACCAGTAGAGGAGGCTGGTTTTCTATGGATAGATAAACAGAATGGACACGTACTGTATGATAAGGTAGATGACTTACCAAGTAAGAACGCAATTGAAAAGAGAGCAACTGCAATAGCACATACAATTCTTGGTGATGGAGAACCAGCCAGAGGAGAGGTAGCAATACCTGAAGGTAAGTCTGGTAACATGAAGCTTGGTATTAAATGTAGCTACTGTGATTTCAAGCAGCACTGTTGGCGTGATGCTAATGGTGGACAGGGACTAAAGGGATATGCTTACAACTATGGCCCCGTCTGGTTAACGAATGTTAAGAGAGAACCACGAGTACCACCAATAATATAGGAGAATAAAGTGGCGCAACCGTCAAAGATTCAGATAGGTGGAGATCATTATAGGACACTACCTATACAACCTACAAATTTCATAGCCTCTAATGGATTAGGGTGGCATGAAGGCAATGCTGTTAAGTATATTTGTAGACACCATATTAAGAATGGTGTGCAGGATATAGACAAAGCAATACACTACCTGCAATTACTGAAGGAGTTTTGCTATGGCACGGAAGAAGAAGAAATCCCCGATCCACCCTTTTAGATCATTATATGAGGAGAACATCGGGCAGTGGTTAAAGGAGAATAAAATAACATATGAGTATGAAGCTAAGAAGTTTGAGTACCATGAAGCTTTGCGAAAGAACAGGGCAAAGTGTAGGGACTGTGGGTCTACGAATCTTGTGCGCTATGCATGGTATACGCCCGATTTCTTTGTGGGAAATCACCTCATTATTGAGGCAAAGGGACGTTTTACTGCGGCTGACCGTAGAAAAATACTCGCAGTCAGGGAGTGTATTCCCGAACTAAATGAGAAATTAGTAATGATGTTTATGCGTAACAATAAACTAAACCGTAGGGCTAACAGTAAGTACACTGATTGGTGTGACAAGCATGGTGTAGACTATACTGTTGGCACAGAACTAAAGGAGGAATGGTTGTGAAGAAGTTATGGAAACAATTCTTAGAATGGCTCAACTTTAAGACATGGGTACTGCTTGTGGAGATAGAAAAACTGGAGAGGGATTATGGCACGGAGAAGTAATCCAATGAAGATACTGTATCTAGATATAGAGACAGCACCTGCTGATGCTAAGATATTTTCTCTACGTCAAAGGTATATTAATCCCAAGTATATAACTAGTGCAGGTTATACATTGTGCTGGGCAGCTAAGTGGGAAGGACAAAGGGAAGTTATATATTCTGGACTGCATAATAATACAGTAGAAAATATGCTACAACAAATGCACGAACTTCTAACAGAAGCAGATGCAGTGGTACATTACAATGGACGTAAGTTTGATATGCCTACATTGAATAGGGAGTTTATAAAGATGGGCTTACCACCCGTTACCCACTATCACCAGATAGATTTACTTAAGACTGTTCGAGCGCAGTTTAGATTTGAATCTAACAAGCTGGACTATGTATGTCAATTGCTTGGGCTTGGTGCTAAGGTACAGCACAAGGGTATCCAGTTATGGTATGACTGTATGGCTGATAATGCTACAGCATGGAAGCAAATGGAAAAGTATAACAAACAAGATGTCAGGTTATTACCTAAGTTATATCATACACTCCTACCTTGGATAACAGATCATCCCAATGTAGGGCTATGGAAGAATCGTACACGTAGGACATGTGCTCAATGTGGTAGTACTAAGTTACAAAGTCTGGATACCACATTCAAGAGCAAGGCATTAGAATACGAAGCCTACTTATGTGAAGGGTGCAGCACACCATTACGAGCAGGAGAATCATTAAATGCAGCAAGTCGGAACCTTACACAGAGGATACCAAGATAGTGTCACCGGAAGAATGGGAATACCGACTAGGTACTTTAATAGAATCTGATCCAGATTATGTGGTAGATGTGTTACAAGTAACTACCGAGGAATTAATACAAGCCTTCCCTGAGAAGGTAAGACAACATTTACATGAGGAGTTTGATAGTGAGTGACATATACGAACAATTTATACACAAGTCACGCTATGCTAGATACCTGCCTGACAAGCAAAGGCGGGAGACATGGGAAGAAACTGTGACCCGTTATATGGATTTCATGCGGGAGCACTTGAAAGAAAATAATGACTACGATTTAAGTACTAGGTTATATAATGAATTGCGCAATGCTATTCTTAACCATGAGATCATGCCAAGTATGAGGGCATTGATGACAGCAGGGCCAGCATTAGAAAGAGATCACGTAGCTGGATATAACTGTGCTTATGTACCGATAGATAACCGTAAAGTCTTTGATGAGATTATGTACGTCTTGTTGTGTGGTACAGGTGTAGGGTTTAGTGTTGAACGTGAATACGTTTCCAGTTTACCTGAGATACCTGATGAGTTCCACGATGCTGATGCTACTATACATGTAGCAGATTCCAAGATTGGTTGGGCTTCTGCCTTACGTAAGCTCATCTCTTTACTGTATGATGGACAAGTACCAGACATAGACTACTCACGAATACGACCAGCAGGAGCACCCCTGAAAATATTTGGTGGTAGAGCTAGTGGCCCAGAGCCATTGGAAGAACTGTTTACTTTTATTATTAATGTGTTTAAGGGTGCTAAAGGGAGAAAACTTCATGATATCGAATGCCATGATGTCGTTTGTAAAATTGCAGAAAGTGTTGTCTGTGGCGGTGTTCGTCGTTCTGCTTTGCTTAGTCTATCTAATCTCCAGAGTGAACGACTTAGAACAGCAAAGTCTGGAACTTGGTATTACGCTAACCAACAGCGATCACTATCTAACAACTCGGTATGTTACACGGAGCAGCCTGACACTGGAGTGTTCCTTAAAGAATGGACAGCTCTCTACGAAAGTAAGTCAGGAGAGCGTGGCATCTTTTCCAGAGATGCATGTAACAGGGAACTGCCAGCTCGTAGAGAAAGCGATCATGGATGGGGAACTAATCCGTGTTCCGAAATAATTCTAAGACCAAGACAGTTCTGTAATCTCACAGAAGTCATAGCACGAGCTGATGATAGTATAGCTGATCTTAAATATAAGATTAAACTAGCTACTATCCTCGGTACATTTCAATCTACATTAACTAACTTTAGATATTTATCTGCTAAATGGAAAGGCAATTGCGAAGAAGAACGCTTACTAGGTGTGTCCCTAACAGGTATCATGGACAACTATATCTTATCAGCGCATAGATGGAAAGGGTGTAAAGCCCCTGATTTGTTAGCAAACAAACTTAAGGAGCTACGCAATGAAGCTATACATGCCAATAAAACGTGGGCTAAAAACCTTGGAGTACAACCTTCGGCTGCAATTACTTGTGTTAAGCCATCTGGAACAGTTAGCCAACTTACGGGATCAGCCAGTGGGATACATCCTAGATATGCACCATATTATATTCGGAGAGTTAGACAATCCAAAGCCGATCCTATCAGTGAGGCTCTTATCCAAGCCGGTATCCCCCATGAAACAGACGTAACTAATGAGTTACAATGGGTATTTGATTTCCCTATTGCTTCACCAGAACTAGCAGTATGTATCAGTGACCTTAATGCACTGACACAACTAGAACACTGGAAGCTATTCAACAAGTACTACTGTGAACACAAGCCCAGTGTTTCTATATATGTAAAAGAGGATGAGTGGTTGGTGGTAGGGGCGTGGGTGTACAGGAACTTTGACCACATCAGTGGTATAAGCTTCTTCCCTGTCGATGACCATACATACAGACAGGCTCCTTATGAGAAGATAACTAAGAAGCAGTACAATAAACTAATGAAGAAGTTCCCATCTGAAATAGATTGGGACATAAAAGAAGAACACGACGAAACCACCAGTAGCCAAGAGTTGGCTTGTGCTGGTGGTGCGTGTGAATTATAGGGGGTATAATGGGAATTGTTATTGATGTTAAGTGTGACGAATGCCTAAATGTATTTGAGGATACAATACCACAAGTAGGTGTGCCTGTGGCTACCTGTCCTTATTGTGGCTCTGGCTTTACTAAGAGGATACCCTCTACCTTCAGGTCTAATCTAGCTAAAGACCCGTATGAGTATCTAGATACCTTTAGAGATTACAGCACAAAGCCTATTAAAAGCTTTGCTAAGGACAAACGGAAGGGAGGTAAGGATAGCACATAGGTTTCTACTTACGCCTCCATATGCGCACCCCATAGATAGCAGTGAAGATGACACCGATCATCCACTGATACCACTCAGGAGTCTGCGCTAATACACCAAAGCCATTAAGCACATACTCTTGTGCGTTTGGGATGAAGACTAGTATAAGGGGTATTGATAATAGGATTAGTACCCATTCATCCTTCCAGCTATTACGCGAATCGGCTAGCCTAGCCAACTCCCACTCGTGGTCGCGCCCTTCACTAGCCTCTGCTCTCTGGGTCATCGCCCGTTCCCATGCTCTCTTACCTCTGAGTTCTTCCAGCTTCACCTCTTGCTTCAACTGTTCTTTAGCCATAAAGAAATCAGCAGCAGCAGGTAACGCCTTAGAAAGAAGGGCGGTCAGTATTGAGGAGAACATAGTTATTAGGCTATAGCACTACCAAATATAATACCAAGTACAAAGCTAACTACCAGAATAGCGGTGGTTGCTTTTCTATGGTCGCTTATCATGTGGCTCAGGCTATCAATCATTCTTTCAGGCATAATTTATTCTCCGTGTCTCTCTCTTATCGCTTCTAAAATAGTGTCCAGTTTATCTTGGACATCATCTACATCTTCTGCAATTAATTCTTGTTTGGTTTCTATCCTAACTAATTTCTTTTCGATCTCTTGAGATCGAGCACTCTCTAATTCTATCTTTGCTTTATTTTCTTCTGCTACTGCTTGCACTTGAGATAGGGTCATCCATCCCCCGCCAGCTAGGAAGACAATCGCAGCAATCTGTAGTATGTGTTTATCCCAATGCATCCTTAACTCCTTAGCTCAAAGTGAGCCATATCCTTAAAACTTTCCCAATGTCCTCCCCATCGTAATGGTATCTGAAGATCACTAGCCGCTGCTAGTATGTAGGTTGCCATCTTGTAGAACTCTGCATCTGAATTGCTAAACCCATTTGGGTAGGGTATAACATCAAATGCCATAGATGGATATTTATTGTGCTTAGAATGAGGCCACTCTAATTCGCTGTATCCGTCAGCGCAAGCCGCATTCTGTTCTTGTTTGTTTCGGTGTCCCCATATAACTGAGAAGTCATACTTCTTAATAGCTCTATCAAGTATAGCTTGTAGATCAGGATGACATGTATGCCTGTGCTTAAGACTATTCGCCCCGAAGCTTGGCATCTTCTTTATCCCATTTGAACATATCTAAATATACGCCTTTAGGCTTTGCCCCACCTTCAAACTCCAAGAGCTTTAGCTGCCTTTTTATCCTCTCTACATGATCTTGATTTTGCCAATCTGCTAGTTCTTTATATGTAAATATATTCCGAGCTGCTCGATTATCAAATGTAGTGCTAGGTGTCTCGACCCCTTTTGGTTTCTTTACTCTTCGTATTTGGGCAAAAACAGCATCCCTTAACTCATCATTATCCTTATCGTTTTCCCAAGCTAGTAATGCCTCAGTCAGCTTTGGATACTTATCATTACCATGCCAGTAGGTATCTAGAACTATAGACTGACCAAGTTGTGACAGTTTAGCATAGTTTTTATGCCTTTCCCTTACTTCTACTTTCTTTGAGTTCTGATCATCCGGCTTTAACAACACCTTATGTTTCTCGTTCCAAATAAATTTGGCGAGTCTTTTATCCTCATCAGGAGTAAGTTCTCTATCTAGTGGTATGTCGCTGTCTGTGTGCCAATCAGATATTAGCTCACCATGCCACTGCTCCTCAATCCCGTAGGGACGAGTTACTACCCCTTTCTCATTTATTGTTGTCTCAGTACCCTCAAACCTACCTACCCATTGGTCAAACCAAGAATCTCTTGTTACCTCTACTGGAAGAGAGGGTGCCTCTGGTTCTGGCATATCTGAACGGAGGGCTGCTGTACTTTGTTGAGCGTCTTCCATACTAGCTAACACTTTATCTCGGATAACAATGTTACTTTTTATTTGAGCGACTCGCCTAAGTCTAGGATCGTTTTGATATTGTCGTTGTCCCTGTACGTTTAATTCTTCATCAAAGAGACCTGTCTCATTTACTAATTCTATAAAAGCTTCTGGGTTATCTCTTGCAAGCTTTGCTTCTTCATGTAGAAGGTTACGGGTTTTAGCTACAGCTATCCCCCGTTTTCTATTTAGCTCCAAATCTATCACCGCTTGATGCAAATAATCTTGAACTGTTTGTATTAGTTCCACTACTTAGATGCTCCAAGAACCATTCTTAGTGCAGGGTCTGGGTTACCAGCCAAAACTTCAAGGGGATTTACTCTTGCTCCTCCAGAATCATTGCTCAACATCCACTTAAGAGCATCTAGTTTAGCCCAAGTCGTTAGTTTTTCTGCGAGCATAGGAGCAACCAGTTCTAAACGCTCTATCATAAGACTGTAATCAGCTTCTGATAGCGGAGGAATTTTTCCAACCTGCTCTTCCCCATAAATTTCTCGCGCAGCTTCTAAATTCCTTTGACTCATCTCACCTACAGTATCTTTAGTGGGACTGAGAGCAGGTAAGATACCAGTAAGGCGATCTTGCATATAGTATACCTCTTCAGGTATGTTAATAAAGTACAATCCCCGACCCTCTAGTGGTACACCCTCTAATGATTCCCCTGTTTCACTGTAGTCTCCTGCTTTCCCGATCCTTGTATCAAAAGAAGCTAGGATTTCAGCAGCATCTGGTTTTACTGTTATTTCCACATTCCCAAATTCTTCTAGCCCGTCAACATTAACATCTACTAGGTCTAGTAGAGATGCTCCTTGCCATGAACGAGCTAACATATGATTACGCAAGTTTTCTTTTACAGAGGCAGCATAATTATTCTGTATATAGTATTTATTAAGAGCCGTACCTAGTAATCCAAAACTTAGACTACCTTCTTTTGTTTTACCGGAGGTTTTATCCATATAGTTAGCTACAAGCTCATAGAACTCAGGCTGTGTGTATCTTGTTTCTATACCTGCTCGTCCATCCGTAAAGGAAGAGGCTCCATTGTTTGCTGTTTTCATCAACCAAGCTGCTTCATAGGCTATTGTATGTATCACTGGTTCAGGATACGGTTGGTTAGGTAGTGTAAAAGTTGGAACCTCTAGAACATCTGATATAACTTCAGTACTAGCCAAAGCCAGTGCATATTGTTTATACATTTCATTTGGAGGAAGCACTGTATTATCTGGAGTGGCGTTGCTCGTCACACCCCCAGCAGCAGCAATCGCTGCTTGTATACCTGAAGTCAGGTTAATAGTCTCGCCCCCTGCAACACTTTGAAGTATCTTTCTGATCGCAGCAGTCTCACCATCACTGTCGGAATCTGGCTTTGTAAGTTCGTTCCATATCCCACCCAGATTAGCCTGTTCTAATACCTGTTGTAATTTATGAGTGATCCACGGATGTTTAGTACTATCTAAAAGAGGCTCTAGTTCCTTTAATAATCTAATGACTGTTCTCTGTGTTGGTCTTTCAAATAAGTTTTGCTCTCCTGCTAGTGCATTCATAGCTTTAAACATCTTTAAAGGACTAGCATTGTCATCCAACTTTAGTACAGTATTTTGCCAGTTTGTGAGCATTGATTCATAAGCGGCAATCACTCCTGTCTCTTTATTCAAATACAAATCTGCTAGTTCTCTGTGCTCTCCTGTCTGAAAAGTAGCCCACGCAGCCTTCAGTTGCTGTAGTTCTACATTCCTATTAGTAAAAAATTGTGTAACCTCTTCCTGAAATGCTTGGTACTCTCGTATGTAGCTTTCATTCTCTTCTGCTGTAGCAGTTTTATTTACCAGTATATCTGTATACCTTTCGCGTATATTGTCAGCTCGAATAAATAAATCCTGTAAGTCTCCTCCTACACCAGTTATTCTAACAGGTACATCACTATAGTTTTCTGGATTCCAGACATATGAGTCTATTAAATTAGGATGGAACATTGCTAACATATCCTGTGTAAGAGAAACTAACTCTTCAGGTGTCCCTCCTTCTGTTAATACTTTTCTCATACTTTCACCAGTAGCTAGTTGTAAAGCCTGTGCTTGGTGCTCTAGTTGAACAGCTCCTAAATATGCACTTCGCCACTCTCTGCCGAGGAAAGTATAGTGCTGGGGTATTTCGTAACCCCCCTGTTCTTTTGT